ATGAAAAAAGCCATTTTTCTCTTTTCTGCACTTATTCTTTGGGCTTGTGGTAAAAAGGAAAAGGTAAAAGCCGAAAAAGGAGGTATTGATATAGTCTCTAATGTCTATTTCAATGCCTCTAAAGGCTTGAATGATATGAAAACAGTAGTAGTATCTAAATTGAACTACAAGGGAGATACCATTGTAGAGCTTGTTCCTAATATAGATATACCCGAGTTTACTGATTATATCTACCTTATCAAAGATAGCCTTGCTTTCAATATCACCGATAAGAATACGCAGCAGTTTATGTTTGCAGATTTACCTAAAACTCCTTCAATACCTATTCTTAAAAAAGAACAGGGAGCTATGTTTAACTTGAAGATGATACCTAAATTTCATCTTCGAAAGGATATTAACGACACTATTCTGTTTAAGAAGTCTTACAAGCGCTTCAGTATTAACGATGGTGAGAACCTTACAATGTACTATGTACATCCTACTGACACCCTACTGCCGTATGCGATATACCCTTACGAGGGCGATAGGTACGGAGGGCGTGTAGAAAGAGTAGATATGTACAACATAAAGAAAGATATTTTTATATCTGTACAGCTACTTACCCGCAATACTTGGGATAAGGAAGCGCAAAACCTATTTGATTTTAATGAATTTATAAAAAAACGCAAATAAAACCTATTCCTATGGCTAAACTACATATTCCAGAAGACGATGTACAGAAAATTGTGGAGAATACCTCCGTAGTCGATTATTTTTTCTACCTTGAACAGAAGAATAGGGTGAAATTCGACCGCCAAAGGGGGCACGATTATTATTTTGTTACTGATAATGAAAAATTCTCAGTAGATGAGAAAGGCTACTATGACTTCAAAGCAGGCAAAGGGGGAAAGATTATCAAAGCCGTAATGCAAATGGAAGGTAAAAATTGGTTAGAAGCAGTAAATTTCTTAAAGGATTTTTCTAATACTACTATTAGCCAAAGTGCACAAACTGCAAGAGACCGCCGCCCAGCTCCTACCCAACACTCTAATACCCCACATTCAGTTATTACTAACATAGTGGTACCTAATAATGACAAGTTGTTAGAATACTTTGCCCAGCGAGGTATTTCAAAAGAAATTCTACAACAATACACGCAGCAGGTACATTACCGCAATATAAAAGAAAATAAGGACTATTTTGGTATAGGAATACCCAACCAATCAGGGGGGTATGATATTCGTAATCCTTACATAAAAGCCAAAGTAGGAGCAAGCGATATGACAGTTATCCCTGGTACACGCAATGAAGCTGTAGTATTTGAGGGTATGACTGATATGCTTTCTTATCTGCAGATGGCTAAAGATAACGGTAAACCCAACGACCGTACATTAGTAGTACTAAACTCTGTGACCAACACAGGTACCTTTATAGAACGTTTTAAGAATTATACAGGTAAAATACACCTTTTTTTAGACGGTGATAAAGCAGGAGATGATGCTACTCAATCTATACTTAACAATCTGAAAAACAGCATAGATAAAAGAGGTAATTATGGGATAGGCAAGGGAGAAATAAATGACCTAAATGATTATCATTTAAAAGTGTTCAATTACTTGCATAATTCTGATAAAAGTCGTACATTTGCCTCTGAAAATAACATACAAAATAATTCACAAAATGGAAGCATTACAACTGAACCCGACAGAATATCCTCACCTAAGCCAGTGGGAGAGCAATCATCTGAACCAAACCTTAGAGAACCTCTCTCAACAAGCCAACCCCAGCAAGACGGAAATAACCCAAGCCGACAAGCAGTGGGCAGCAACAATGTTGGAAATGGACTTAGCAGCACAGAGCGGAGCGATTTGGGAGGACGAGAAGGAGGATCCCAAATGGGCAGCGATAGAGGAACACAACCGCAAGTATTATCATCTCAAAACCCTATTTCAGGAGGGGAAAGCGGAAGAGTTAGAACAGATATTTCTAACGGAAACCAATCCCGACCTCAAGGAAGTAGCGAGACATTTCTTTCTGGAACTGGAAGACCTACCTCACTAAATACACCTAAACCTAGCTCAAAAGTCAGCAATCAACAAATAACCGATTTAGTTAATTCGCTGACTTTTGTGGCTGATGATAAAACCGTACAACTTAAAGAGGGAGTACAAATCACTGATGAGATAAAGGATACTATTAGCCAATACAAAAGTGGTGGTATTACCAAAGATAATCGAGGGGTATTAGATGAATATTACACCGATGAAAAGCTTGTAAATGCCGTTCGCAACCTTATAAAAGATAATTTTAAAGGCAAACCTGCTATCAATATATTAGAACCCAGTGTAGGTATGGGCAATTTCCTACACGCTGCCACTGATTTAGGGGTAAAAACAAATGTAACAGCCTTTGAAATCAATGATACTACTGCTAAAATAACCAAACTTCTACATCCTGATACACAAATAAACCTACGTTCGTTTGAAACGGAATTTGTTACTGATAATGGTACCAAAAAAGATTTTACCCCCCAATATGATTTGGTAGTGGGTAACCCTCCTTATGGTAGCCACAGAGGATTTTATTTAGGATTAGGTGAAGAAGAGAAAATAACCCGTTATGAAGATTATTTTGTAAAACGTTCCCTCGATGTAATGAATGAGGGTGGCACCTTGGCAATGGTGCTCCCTTCTGGTTGGCTCAATAGAGCACATAAACTCACAGGGGCAGAACTTACTGATGCCTACCGTTTGCCTAACGGAGCTTTCAAAGCTACCAATATAGGCACTGATATTATTATTCTCAAAAAGAATAGCCAACAGCCTTCACACGATATAACTAATTATTTCCAAGAAAACCCTAATAAGGTATTGGGCGAGTCAGTGCAGAAAAAGAATAGATTTGGACAAGAAGAGGAGTATATAAAGGGTACCTTAGATGATGCTCTTATACGTTTGCAAGAGTTTGCTACACAGAAAGTACAATCAGTATCAGTAAAGGCTCAACAAGGTACCCAAGCCGTACAGCTTGATATGTTTGCTGCCTTTGATAGTGCACCGATATCAGCTCCTAAAGTTACTATTGCAGAAAAAGAAGAAGCTGCTCCTACTGTTTCTGAGGACGAATACAATAACTTTTTGACTGAAGCAAAAGAAAAAGTAAGACAGACAATAAAGATTTTACAAAATATAAAGTTCAAATCATTAGCTGCTCTTACAGAGTGGGATAATTATGCTGTTTTATTGAAGAAACTTGAGAGGGAAAATGCTAAGTTTACAAAGAAAGAGCTTACTGATATTGCTAAAAAAGCTGATAATATTATTAAAGCTCATACTCCTAAGAAGCCACAAGAGGTTGCAGCTACTATTGATACTATTGAAGAGAAGAGTTCCAGGCAAAAAAAACAACCCGAAGAAAGCACAGGCGAATACAAGGTGCAGTCAACTCCTGATATTAGCAAAAAAATACTTAAGTACCAATTTGTTAAGAATGATACAGTGGTTGATACGGCTTTGCAAAACAGCCTCAACATTATTCCAGAGCAATTAAAAGCCTTTGCTGATACTAATTATGATGGTCAGTTAAATAACTACCAAGAGCACCAGCAATATGCTAACTATTACAAGGGTAGGTATATACACGACTTTTACTATGCAGAGGGGGATATATACGAAAAATTAGAACGTTTGACTATTGATTTTGCAGGCAGATTAGACGATGACGAAGTGAAATCACAGTATAACAAGCAAAAGGCTTTACTTGAGAGCGTTTTGCCACCTAAGAAGCAGTTAGAAGATATTGTTATATCACCTAACCACGAATTTGTGCATAATTTTAACTTAGGTAAAGTTGAAAAAGAGGTTTATAACCAATATATGAGGCGTTATGACATAGTTAAAGTAAATTATAATTTAGCCGAGAGTTTTAAAGACTTTGTCTTAAAACTACCTTCACAAGCCCTTGAACCTTCTTCTTCTTGGGAGGTCGTAGAGTTTGTAGATAACCAAGCAGTAACAGGTAGTGATAAAGAGCGCAATGCCTTGATACGCGAACGTCGTAAAGAGGTAGCTAATAATCTCTTTCAGAAGTTCCTTCGTGAGGAACTCTCTGAAGACCTTAAACAGAGTTTTGTAAACGAGTTTAACCGTAAATACAACAACCTCCACATCCCAGACTACTCACAGTTTCCGCTGTTTTCTAAGATAAACCAGAACTTTAAAGGAAAGCCTTTAGAACTAACAGAAGTACAACGTGCAGGTATAGGACGATTGACAACCAAAGGGGTAGGACTATTAGCCCACGAAGTTGGTTTTGGTAAAACCCTATCAGGAATACTTGCTATGCACGAGGCTATGGAGCGAGGCAATGCCAAACGCCCTCTTATAGTTGTACCTAATGACAGCATTTTAAAGCAATGGGTGGAGACTATCTACGAGGCTATTCCTAATGCTAAAGTAAATGTGTTAGGTAACCTTGGTAAAGATTACGACCTATCTCATTTTGATAATAAAGACAGTGAAATAACCTTAGTTACCTACGAGGGCTTTCAAAACATAGGTTTTAGTAGAGAAATCACCCAACGTCTTTCTGAAAAATTCTCTTATATCAATGAAAGAGATGTAAATAGCTTAGAAAGTCCTACGCAACGTGATGTAGAAAAAGAATTAGCAAATATAAGTAAAATAGAGGGTAAAATGAAGCAAGGGAAAGTATACGACTGGGAAGATTTTGGTTTTGACCACCTTACTTTTGACGAGGTACACAATGCCAACCATATTGTGGATAAGGTACGTATCGAGGATAGGCGTTTTGCCTCTGATTTCCGTAGCCAAAATCAAAGACCCTCAAAATTAGGGCTTAATACGTGGGTAGCCTCGCAGTATATACAAGAAAAATACAATGGGCGCAACGTTACTTTACTTTCTGCAACCCCTTTCACTAATAAGCCGTTAGAGTATTATTCTGTATTATCTCTTATCGCCAATCAGCGGTTAGAGAAATCGGGGTATTTTAATGTAAACACATTTTTTGAAACTTTTATGGAAGCTGACAATGATATGGAGATTGACGCTAAAGGTGATGTAAAGTTTAAAACCAATGTGCGCAGGTTTAAGAATAATGCTTTATTCCAGCAGCTTCTTTCAGAGTTCATAGATATTAAAGGTCAAGAGGATAATCCTAAGTTAGTACGCCCTAATTGTATCAATAAAGAGTACAAGATAGAGCAAAATAAACTAACCGAAAAAATGTATAACACTCTTGACCTCCTTTTAGATGATACTAAAGATGGAGCTATCTTAACCCATATTCTTAACGCTCGCAAAATTGCTATTTCACCCTATCTGTATGAAGAATACAAAGGGAAAAAGCCTACTACTAAAGAATTTGTAGAAAACTCACCTAAAATTAAACTCACTATGGACTTAATACGCCAGAACAAATCCGATGACCCCAGAGCGGGGCAAATTATCTATTCTGAGTTGGGTGTTTCAGAGTTTCCAAGACTCAAAGAGTACTTAATAAATGAAATAGGCTATAAAGCTGATGAGGTAGGTATTATCACAGGGGCTACAAGCAAGAATCAACGTTTGGATATGCAAGAAAAATTTAATGCAGGAAAAATAAAGATAATCATTGGTTCAGAGGCTATACAAGAGGGTATGAATTTACAAGAGAAAACTTCTGATATGTATCTTTTAACCGTTCCTTATAACTTTACTTCAGTACTGCAAACAGTGGGGAGGGCTTGGCGACAAGGCAACCAGTGGGAAAATGTACGCATAAACTATATGCTTACTAATGATAGCATAGATGTATTTATGCTACAAACTTTGCAAAATAAACAGTCACGCTATATGGAAGCGATGAGAAATGGAGCTAATATTATTGATGTATCAGATATAGATACGCAAGAGCTTAAAACCGCTATCATTACCAACCCTGAAACACGTGCTAATATTGAAATAGAGTTACTAAAGAAGCGCTATGAAAATGAGAAGACTAAACACGCTGCTGATTTGGGCTTTATCTCTCGTAAGTTTGAAGATTATACCAAAGTATATGATGAATATTTAAAAGAGAAAAAAAGCTATGAAGATATGCAAAAATGGGCAGAAAAAGATGATTATTGGAAAGAAAGGCTACCCTTTAGAGCTCAAGAAGTAGAAAAGGCTCAAAGATCAGTTCAGCAGGTAATTGAAAAACTGGCAAAGAAAGGTGTTAATATAGCCGATTTTCAGCACCAACAAGAGATTGCAGAAAAGAAAATAGCTGCTTTAGATAAGACTATCGAAGAGGAGTTGCCTATTATTCGTGAAAGACTCGTTGCTCAATACAAGCAAGAGAAGCAGGAACGATTAAACGCCCCGCAGATAGACTTTGTACAAGAACGAGCTGAAGAGAACAAAACGTTTTTCAAATTGCGTCCTAAAGAAGAGAATGAAGTATCAAAAGAGGTTGTAAAAACAGCTGAAAAGACTGCAGAAAAAGAAATATCCCAAGAGCAGGAAGAACACGTTTATAAAGCGTTTAAACGCTAATAAAACACCCCTTAAAGCTAAGCTGTTAGGGGGTGTTTTCTTCTTCTAAATTCTCAATATTACGAAGCTTTTCGAGGTAAAAGGCTCTGATATTCTGATAATCTTCTTCTGTAAACTTGTTGTCTCTAAGCTTCATTCTCTTGTGTGTAGCTGCTGATGTACTCTTCTGAATTGCTCTTGCTACCTTGCTATCGGATAGTTCTAATTGCTGAATGATATACATTACCTTGTCGTGCGGTGTCATAGTTATTGTTGTTGTTTTGCTAAGTTATTAATATACCATTGCCACGCTTCATCTAAGAATTGCGTTTCGGATATTTCCGGAGATAAGATACCTCCTGTTTGCTGTATATTATTTTGCAGTACTACCAATCTGAATTGCTCATTATCATTGTAGTTGTATAACTTCTGTGGCTTGCTTCGTAATTCATTATTGAGAATTACCTGCTGTGTGCGCTCTCTAATTATCAATACCAATGATAAGTAGTGAGGTGAATAGATGTAATGAAATCCGCTTGGCATTTGTGAAGGTTCTGTTGCCAGTAAAAATTTAGGCATTTTTAATTCGAAAAGTTTGCTATTGCTCATAAGTTTTATAATTTTGCACTAATTCTAAGTGATTTTAAATCGTTAGAATTGTTTTAATTTTACAAGTAAGCCCCTAATGTAGTGTTAGGGGCTTGTTTTTAATTATTGTCTACCATGAAAGCCCTGTTTTCTTGGTTTTGTATTAAACTATCATCTATTTGTTGAGGCTCTCTGAAATCCTTGCCAGTTGCACAAAGATATTTTGCATTATTAATCGCTTGCATTTCATCTTTTGCTTTTACTATTATTGTACCATTACCGCCTATATACTTGGTGTAGGTTACTCTGAATGTTTTGTTTTCTGTTTTCATTTTGGATAAAAATAATTGTTAAATAACTTCTTCTTCATATACCACCTCGCCAGTTTCATTACAAACGACTTGTACTATACCCCCCTTGTAGTCTTCGAAGTAGCTGTGATTAGTACCGTTGAATGATTGAATGTAGTTCTTGCAATATTCTAATGTTTGCTCGAAGCCTTTATCATTAGAATTATTATCATCATTGAATACTACATTGTAAGTAGTATTAGTAACGTTGTTTTTGTCTGTTGTTGTCATTTTCTAAGTGTTTTTGAATTGTTATTACTTGTTTTAATTTTACATTGCAAAGATATGACATTTATTTCAATTGCGCAAGCGTTTTGCTTGTTTTTGTTATTTTATTTTGTTATAATTGTAACAAATATAAAAGTGCCACAAGTGTAGGAGCAAGAAATATACTCAACACAAATAAAATGCCCCTAACAAATTGTTAGGGGAGAGATTTTTTTATTGACGATTTAGATACCACTTAAGTTTATATTTTAGTGTGTTTTTCTGCTGAATTTTACTAGTTAATTCTGTGATTTTTTGTATATCAGTAGGCTTAGAAGCGTCTAAATTTAGTTTTTTGATTTCAGCACTAAGTTCATCTGCTGACTTTTCAGCGTCTATGGTAAATAGAAAATAACCAAGCATTTCAGAAGTTAGTTTATTGTTGCCTTCAAAAGAATAAGTACTAACAGGAACATTAGTTTCAATGTCTATCATTTTATTCTCTTTAATTGTGTAGTTTATTCCTCCATATTCAATCTTTCCTGTTTCATCAAAGTATTTGAAAGAGTAATTTCCATTATTGTTATTACTAAATACAGCACGTGTCTTTTTGAACTCGGAATTTATATTAAAAGTTCTTTCCATTAAATTGTGTTGTGTTTTTAATAATTCTACAAGTCTAACTTGTTGCTCAGGTTTTTCTGCGATAATATCGTATGTACCTACCCAAGTGCCTAAAAGTTTGTCGTTACCTCCGTTTCCGTTGTCTATAGGAGCGTCTTTGTCTGATTTTGAACAAGCAGCAAATGATACTGCTGCGATAGTGAGTAATAAGATTTTCTTTATCATAGCGTTATGTGTTTAGTTATTAATTGATTGCAAAAGTATGCATTTTATTGATAAAATCCAAAAAACATTTATCGATGTTTTAATTGTTCTATAAAATTCAATCTATGGGTATAAGTTGTTTTGTTAATACCTCTCTATAATATTTTTCAAAATCTTTTTCTATTTTTTCCGTTAGGATTTTTCCTAATGGGGCATTTCTTTTTCCATATACTTGTTTATATTTATAAAAATCTTTAAATTTTTCAGTTTGATAATCCCATTTAAATACTATTTCTAATGTTGCTATAGGAATATCTTCTTCTCTATAAGAGAAAAAGAAAGAAACCTCTTCTATTCCTTTTTTTGTTATTTTATCTTTTATTAGAGGAGGGTATTTAATATTTCCAAAATAACTATAGATACAATTTTTTTGTATATGTCCTTCTCTAAAAAAATCTAATTCTGTTTGTAAAAGATGAACATTATATTTAGGACGAATATCTTCTTTTAATTCATAAATATTTATATTTCCAATTTCAGAAAATTGTTTTATAATTTCTATTGTTCTATTACTCATTTCTGAATGTGTTTCATTTAAAGATTTCACGCTTCTATTGTAGTTGATTTTTTCTTTTAGATAATGAGCTTCCAAACTCAAATCTCCTATATGAGGATATTTGATAATAGTGTCATAATTATTTATAGTAATATGAGCATTTTTAGAGGTTCTTAGTATTCTGAAAAATAAATCACTTTCTTCTTTATCTAATATTTCTTTTGCTTTACTCAATGGCAATTTATTTATTTTCCCATTGAATCGTGATTTAAAGTAGGCTTTAAATAAATCTTTTTCATTTGTAATTTTTCCTAACATTAAATTCTTTAATATGCTTGCATTGGATATATATGTAAATACTCTACTATAATCACTTTTCTTTTTCTGTTTTAAAAAATCTATCCTAAGTAAATCAAGTATTTTTTCATTCCTTTTATTTTCTTTGATAAGGAGCCGTATTTCATAGAGTATATCTTCCCATTTATTGTAAGTTACTTTTTTATCTTTATTGTTTATTTTTATAAACATTTTACATTTTTTTCTTACAAATTCTGAATTTTGAAATACATTTATCTTTTCTTCAATAAAAGAAATTACAATTATATCATCTTCTTCTTTTATCCTAATATATTCTACTTCGCAGTAGCTATATTTGCCAGAATAACATAGTATTCTTTTAGAAATACTATCATATTTTTCCCATTCATCAAATAAAGACTTGTTTTTTTTATATTTTTCTTTAATAAATATGTATTCTTTTTTTGATTTTGATTTTACTTTTACCATTTTAAAATGTATTTTTCACTACTTTTATGAAATAAAATAAATGCTAAAAAAGATTCCTCATAGCAAAATTAAATTGATTAAGACCAGCAAGTAAAAAAGTTTTAGAATCGTTGTTGTTGAACAAAATAACTACCATATTGTTCTGAAAGATAGCTGTATCTGAATAATTCAATCGCCTTTATAATACTCTCTAATTCCAATAAACTAACATTTGTTTCTACTGATAGAATATGTATTGTGAAAGTCCCATTTGTTATAACCTTTACTAAAAATTTTCTAACATTTAAGGAAGGGGTTAATAGCTCTTCAAAAAACTCTTTTTTTTCAGCCAATGAACTTATTATTTCAAAATCTTTACTCTTTATTCTAAGTGAAAAATTTATGTTTGTTTTATTGAAAGTTGCGTTTAAAGATACATTTTCGTCAAAAGCCAAAAAAACGAACTCTTTCCTAATGGAATCCCACAGAAGTTCTTTACTTATATTGTCTTCTTCTACCGAAAATAATTCTGATACAGGTACATTTAAGCTCTCTGCTATCTTACTTAATGTACTAACAGTAGGATTTCCATTAATCATATTACTTAATGTTACCCTATTAATATCCATTTTATTAGCTAAATCGTTCAAAGTTAATCCTTTACTTTTTGCTAATTCTTTTATTTTTAAACAGTTGTTCATATGTTTATTTGTTTAACCAGGGTTACCAGGGTTCTCTTATCTTATGCGCTTATGCTTTAAACCTATCTATTATATGAGGTTCTAAATTAACAATTGTTATCGTATATTATTTTTATTTGAATTATTATAACATTCTAACCTCCATTTGTAATATGTTTCAGGAGTACAATATTTTTCAGGGTGTGAAATTCCATCATAGCTTTTTAAATCAGCAATGAATAATAAGAGTTGCCCTAAATACATATTTTGGATAATTTCAAAATCTTCTTTGAATATGTTCTTTAGGTTGTCCAAGTTTTTTTCTTTTTCACGCAAGTTTACATCTCTAATTAGTGTTTTTAAAGGTATTATATTATTTCCCCCTCGTGAAAAATAAACATCACTTAAAACATCTATTTTTAGGCAAAAAGGACTTTCTCTGCTCCAGTCTTCATTACAATAGATTTTAAATAAATGTACATACTCCATATATATACGGGTTTCATTGGATAGTTTTTCTATCTCTTCTCTTATTTTCATAGACAATTCGTGGTGGTTTTTTGAACATTCATTAGTTACTTTATCACTTTTGTATACAAAAAAAAACATTATTCCTATTAATATAATTGAAATAGTTATTAATATAGCATTTGTTGTTTCCATAAAATTATGATTTTAAGGTTATTATTTGTGTTTTATAGATTTCAATTAATTTAAAAGTAAGGGCTTCACGAGCTTCTTCATAGCAATTAAACTCATCAGTACTATTCTCTTCAGAGCTGTATATGAGTTTACGATCAATTTTTCTAATCTCAAAAGAAAAAGTTTCACTTACTGAATTAGGATAAGTGTTATCAAAAGTAATGAAACCATATAACCCCCTTTTTCTAAACCAAGTAAATACTTCTGTCCAAACAGGAAGAGAAGTCTGATGAGAAAGTAAGTTTCGATTCTCATATGATAAATTTTCTTCTTCAAAATTAGGTGTTACAACAACAGGTGATGTTGTATTATTCTCATCGTGATAAAACACACAAGGCTCTTCAAAACCTATTTCTTTGAGTTTTTTGCCGACCTCTAATGGTACAAGCCAATCTGGGTAATTTTCTTTTTCTTTGTTCATTTTAGTTTGATATTTGATGATTAGTATTTAGTGATTATTCTTCGCTCATCCTTTGATGAAGGTTCGCTTATTCAAGAGTTTCATATGTTATTCTAAATATAGACCAGTAGTTACTTGTTGGTTGTATTTGCCTCCCTCAACCCCGTGAAGGATAGTTCGTCTTTTTATTTCTTCCTCACTAAGGCGACAAGAGCTCTTTTGTGATGGGTGATAAATACCTGAACGAATTATGTATAACGAAAAAAAACTTGCTTGCATTTCCTGACGGCGTTTGTTTTTGTTTTTGGTAGTTCGGCAACGATTGACTATTGGCAAGCCGTGTTTGCGCCATTGTTGGTTTAGATGTGCTTTGAAATAGCTGTAGGCACTATCTAATGTTACCCAATCTAAGTAGGGCATCTGTATTGAAAATTCTTTTACACCACCACCTTTAATGCGGTAAACATTGTAGCTTTTATCCTTAAAGAAGTAGTTAATGATCTGCATAAATAGCCATTGGTCTAAATCAGAGGAGTACTTAAAGTAATACTCTTTTTCTGTGATACTATTAAGTTCGTCTTCTGAAATGTTGTACTTCTCAAGCAACTTGTTTAGCATTTTCTCGGCTGATTGCTGTTCTCCTGCTATGCCTCGTTTTACGAGTTCGTAGACTTTTACAATTTTATCTTTTACTTTGTCGATCATATTGTAATTGTTTTAGTAATTTACTTGTTTATACATTTAGTCATTATTCTTCGGTTATCCTTCGCTCATCCTTCGGTGAAGGTTCGCTTGATGTATTCATATGCCTTAGCATTTCTGTTAATAGTTCTGTTACTAAGTAATCATACTTATAACGTAACTCGTCTCGCTCTTTTTTTAGACGGTACATATTGTGTATGGCTATTGCTAAGAATAGCGATATAAGCAACATAAAGAAAGTGTAATTGTCCATAGTTATAAACTTTTTTTATCATCTTTTAGGATTAGATGTATTTATATAAATTAAAAAAACTGTAGCTATAAGAATAGCATGAAATCCTATCGATGGTTCCCAATCTCTTATATCTGGAGATTTAAAAATCAAAAAACCTATACCATACATAAAAGCACAAATAATTAATGCTTTTATAATTTTTATTTCTGTTGTATTCATAGTTATTTTACTTTTTCAATTTTTACAATAAAGCGCTTATAGTAGATAGAGTGTGTTTTTACATCTTCAAAACACTCTTGAGTTTTTTCAAATTGTCCTATTATCTTTTCATTGGTAGACAAAGTAATTTCAAGTAAAGGAAGTTCATCTATTTCCTTTTGTCTCTTTTTTTTCATCTCTTCTTTAAGTTCCTTTTCTTCTCTTTCTTCCTCTTCTATTTCAGTAGGTGTTTTTTCTCTTTCCAAAGTTATACTAAACAAAAAAAGTATTGAAGGAATTAGAATCATTAAGATACATAAAACTACCGCTATGGAAATAAAACAAAATTCTAAAAAGGGATTTTTTATTCCTTTTATAAAAGAATCAATTTTATCTGATAGTTGATTATCAAAAAAGAGTATCATAATACTAACGTATAGTAAATACGAACTAATACATAAAAGAGAGGTTTTAACAATCCAAAATTTAATTCTTGTCATTTTATTCAGTTTTAATTAGAAATTTTACTAAGGTTTTAATCTTTCATTATTTCATTAGCATCGCTTACTATGATAGCAGCTACAACTATAAAGGCAATGATGTACATAAGTGTTTCCATATTAATTGTGATTTTAAAAGGTTACTAAATCGGTAAATTTTGAGGTTGCCATATTGACGCTGCAACGCTCGGCAAGTATGCCTCCGTGTCGGTTCTTAGATATGATAATCTCTACTTCATTGTTGGTGTTTTCGTTGTTATACTCTTTGTCCCATCGCTCAATTCCATAGTATTCTGGGCGGTATAGAAATATTACCTCGTCAGCATCCTGCTCAATTGCTCCAGAGTCTCTTAAATCAGAAAGAAAAGGGCGTTTGTCAGCTCGTTGTTCTACATTGCGTGATAGCTGCGAAAGAGCTATAACAGGGATGTTGAGTTCTTTTGCCAAGCCTTTCAAAGAGCGTGATATATAGGATATTTCTTGCTCTCGGTTGCCTGCTTTTGGGTAGGTGATAAGCTGTAAGTAGTCGATAAAGAGTATATTGATATTGTGTCGCAGCTTCATTGCTTTAGCCTTTGTTTTAAGGTTATCAATAGATAAAGCTGAAGTTTCATCTATGTGTATATTCATATTTACCAAGTTATCCTTAAGCAATATATACCTTTGTATTTCCTCATCATTAAGTCCTTTACGAAGCATAGCAGAGTTAGGTATATTGGTGTAATTCGAAATGATTTTAGTAGCGATTTGCTCGTCTGACATCTCTAAGGAAAAAACGCCTACTGAATAACCGTACTTTACCATATCAATAATTTGCTGTACTAGGAAAGTAGTTTTACCCATACCAGGGCGACCTGCTACAATGGTAAGGTTAGAATTTTGCCAACCTCCTAATACTTTGTTGATAATACTTAGAGAGCTTTGTAACCCTGTTGGTTTGCCTTTGTGTATACTTTCAAAGTTTTCTTGTACAGCAGAGACCAATTGAGGAAACTCACGGGCTTGACGGTTGTTTTCGATGAACTTATCAATAAACAAGTTATTGAAATACTCGAATGCTTTGTCGCGAAGGTCGAATATATCATTCTCAACACCTTGAGCCATATTGAGTAGGGTAGAGAATTTGATAATAAAGTCACGCTTCACTTGTTCTTGTACCAATAGCAGTATATGGTGCTCTATATTGGCTGAAGAGCCTACAAACATTGAGAGCTCGATACAATATTGAGTTAGTTGTGATACTTTGTTTTTTTCAAACTCTTTTCCGAGTAGTATTATATCCATTGCGTTATACTTCTTCCAAACTTGTACGATAGTATCGTATATTATTTGGTGCTCAGTTGCAGAAAAAAGATTAACGCTTAGCATATTGTAATACTTGGCTATCAGCTGTGGTTCGTTTACAAGGCTACCGAGGACGTATTTTTCTATATCTATGTCTATTGAACTATTCATCATAAGTTGCTTTTGGTCTCTTTATGTTTGGTATATTAAAGATATTTTTATTATCAGACCTCAGATAAGGTATGGTATTTTTTACGGTTTGCTGCCAATTGGTAATAGGTCTGTTGTAACCACTTACCCAACCATTATTTACCCAGTATTCGTATTTTGTTTTTAGATGTTCTTCAAGGGAAGGCTCATAATTAGGTAAGCTTTTAAAGAAATTGAGCACCTCATCAAGAGTAGGAATGTCCTTCTTAGTAGGAGGAGTATCTTTTTTTGTATTTTCAGTTGTTTTAGGAATCTCTGGAGCCTTAGGTACTTGTTCCGGTACCACTGGGGCAACAGTAGGAACAGCTACAGGTGGTAAATCCATTTTAGGTATCTCTGGAGCTTTTCGAGCTTTAGGTACCACAGGGGTACTTTTAACTACTGGCACAGGGATAGGTGTTTTTTCTTTTTCTGCAACTATAGTGGGGGTAGGTGCTTCAGGCTCTTTTATTTTTCGATTGATAGTATAATCAGTTATTATTTTGTAACAAACAGGTAATCCGTTGACAATCCGACAGCTAATAAGTCCTAAATCTCTGAGGGCTTTTCGTGCGTTTTTAATAGTATTTCGGCTTAACCGAAGTTGTGTAGATAGTTCAGTATCGGAAAACTCAAAGTCAGTTTTTTTATTTTTGTCCCAATTTTCCAATAAAAATAGATAGACATTGGTAACAGATGAATTCTGAGGAAACTCATAATTCATTTGCCAAAACCTCCTTATTAAATCTATGTATTCCATTATGATACTTTGTTTTTATCAATTAATTCTAATGCTTTTTCACGGTCTATAATCAGGATTTTACCATTCTGAAATATAGCTTCATCTAAAATTCCAGATTTTTTAATTTTACTTGCTGTATTTCGTGAACAGCCCAATATTTTGGCTAATCCTTTTATACCATATTCGTATTTGTTTTTTGGCAGAAATGAGATGAGTTGTTTTTGCAGTTCTTCCATAAGTTCAGCTTTTAGCTCACCAATAGTTAATTGCCAAACAGGTGTATAAGGGTCAATCATAACGTTTTTGGAATAGTGAGATTGCAAGTTCGGTATCTATTATTATTTTGCGCCCGTTTTGAATGATAGCTTTATCTAATTGTCCCGAGTTTTTAATATTTTGGGCGTGTGTTTTAGAACAGCCTAATATATCTGCAAGCCCTTTGATACCATAAACATATTTTTTTTGAATAGGTTTTTCTTGCTCTTTATCCTTAGGTAATTCTATAGGTATATTTTTGTCTAACTCAGTAGGTAAAGAAGCTAATACTTTAACGATTTTAGCTTGTATATCTATAAGCTGCTCTCTTATAGTTGGGTCTGTATTGTTTATAAGTTCCATAGTATTATTTATTTATTGTTAAAAACATATTCAGCCAATATATTAAGGTTCTCAGTGTCGAGACTACGAATAAAGTCTATCCAGCCAAGCTCATTGTTATTGTGTTGTGTGCGATATCTTTGTGCTCTATCTGTTAGATGGGCTACTATAGTATTAGGTACTTTACCTATATATATGTCTGTTACAATACTTATATTCTTGTTGTATAAGAACCTAATAACGGTAAGTAATGCTTTTGCTTCTATTTTCATATTATTAGTTTTTAAAATCAATTTTCAACTGATTAGGGTCTTCTTCTGTGGTACCTATAGGGTCTTTTTCAAATATTTGCTCTTCTGTAAAGCCTTTCTCCTTATAGAACATAACAGCCTCCCATAGGGTAAGATTACGGCTATTACGCCGTGCTAATCCTAGTACAGACTGCTGCTGATTACCGAGCCTCTTAGCGAGCTCTATACTGAACTCGTTATCGTTCAGTATTTTTTCGATGATAATTTTGCTAACTTTCATTTTAATTTTATATATTTGCCGATTATTTTATATTTATATTTTAAATATGAATACGTTTATATTTTAAATATGAATATATTTACATTTTGGTTGCAAATGTATAGATTAATCTATAAACAAGCAAATATTTTAATAGAAAATTCTAATTATTTTATAGAAAGTTTTACGTTATGACTGAAAATCAAAGACTTAAGATAATACAAAAAAAATTATCTTTCAACTCACAAGCTGATTTTGCAAAAGCTTTAGGTATAAAACAGGGAAGTCTAAGTGATATTTACAGAGAAAAAAAAGGAGTAGGAGTGTCTGATTCTATAAAAATGAAATTAGAAAAAGAATATTCTATAAATATTGATTGGATAGAGACAGGGGAAGGAGAAATTATTAAAAATATGAACATAGACAATTCTAACATAAAATCAACCAACAGTATAATTGGTAATAATATTACTGGTAATGGTAATATATCTATCTCTTTTTCAAATGAAGATATATCAAAAATTATTGAGCAACATAAAGAACTTACAGAAAGGCTTAAAACAAGCCAAGAGCAAATAACAACTTTATTAGAAATTTTGAAAAAACAAACAATATGAATTGTTATAATCATACAGATACTCCTGTAGTAGGTACTTGTATAGATTGTGGAAGAGGACTTTGCAGAGAGTGTGCTACTAAATATACGCTTCCAATTTGTAGCTCTTGTAATTTATTACGTATAAGAAAAGAGAAAGAGACTATTATAAAAGAATGGGTAATCAGTTTTATTATTGGGATAATACTTGCTTATCTGATGTACAATCATTATTCAGAGATGAATAAAGAACAAGGTGTACAAGCTGCTTTAATGACTTTTTATATGGCTATGTCTGCAAGATATGGCTGGAAAGCTTTAAATGCAATTACCCCTGATATATTTTTGCAACTACCTATGATAGGTTGGTTTGTTTTTTACTTTATAAAAACTGTGTTATCATTAATAATTGGTGTTTTTATTGCACCTATTAAAATATTTTTAGAGATAAAGCGTTTTATAGAAATAAATAAAATAGATGTATAAATTAGAAAAACAGCAGTAAATATGAAACTAAAATACCACTGCCAATTTCTATTAGATAAAGAAAAAGATAAGACAGATGCCCGTGTGAGGTATCGTATAAAATGGCAAGGGAATATAGTTGCTTTTAATATAGGGTACCGTGTGGATATAGATAAATGGAGTGAGGAAAGCCAACGTTGTAAAGCTAATACAACACACGGGAAAAAGAAAGTTCCTGCTAATGTTATCAATAGGAAATTACAACAGTTTGAACAAGCTTGTGAAGATACTATAAAATATTTTGAGGTACAAAATGTTGTACCTACTAAAGAACAATTTCAAGCAACGTTTAACGCAGATTTAGGTAGAGAGAAAAAGGTTATTTTGGAGAAAAACTTTTTTCAGTATTACAATGATTTTATGGAAGAGGAGGGAGCTTTTAACCAATGGACAGAAGCTACCAAAACAAAATTGAAAGTAATAAAAAATCATTTGTTCAACTTTGACCCTGAGCTTGCTTTTGAAAAACTTACTGAAGAAAAATTAGTAGAGTACCTTAATTATTTACAGCAGGAATTAAAACTAAAAAACTCTACTATTTTAAAACATATCTCTTTTGTAAAATGGTTCTTGAGATGGAGCTGTAGGAAAGGATATAATACAAATACTTTCTTTGATGTTTTTAAGCCCAAACTAAAAAACACTCAAAAAAAGGTTATTTTTCTTACTCCTACTGAGTTTAAACAGTTTAGAGAATATCAAATACCAGAACAAAAAAAATACCTTGAGAGAGTGCGTGATGTATTTCTATTTCAGTGCTTCACAGGGCTACGATATTCGGATGTAGAAAATTTAAAGAAAAGTGATATACGAGATAACTTTATAGAAGTAACCACAGTTAAAACAAGTGATAGCTTAAAAATAGAACTAAATCAATATAGTAGGACTATTTTGGAAAAATATAAAGACTATCAGGATAACAAAGGGCGAGCTTTGCCAGTTATAACTAATCAGAAGATGAATGAATACTTAAAAGAATTAGCTGAATTAGCTGGTATTAATGAGCCTATCCGAGAAACCTATTACATAGGTAACGAACGCTTTGATGAGGTAACTCCTAAATATGCATTGATAGGTACGCACGCAGGAAGGCGGACATTTATTTGTAATGCACTTTCGTTAGGTATACCACCACAGGTAGTAATGAAATGGACAGGACATAGTGATTATAAAGCTATGAAGCCTTATATTGATATAGCTGATGAAACTAAAGCTAATGCTATGTCAAAATTTGATTTATTATAG